CGCGGGTGCCGAGTGGGTGCGCGCACAGGTCGAGGGCCCCGGCCCGCAGGATGAAGGCCGGATGCGCCGCGTGGCTCTGGTGGGCGAGACCTACGACCAGGCGGTGGCGGTCATGGTCAAGGGTGACAGTGGCATCATCGCCTGCACGCCGCCCGATCGGCGCCCGCGCTGGGTCGCGGGGGAACGGCTGCTGCGCTGGCCCAACGGGGCGGAGGCGCGGGTCTTTTCCGCCCATGACCCCGAGGCGCTGAGGGGGCCGCAGTTCGACTGCGCCTGGGCCGACGAGCTGGCGAAATGGACGTCGGGCCGCGAGGCCTGGGACATGCTCCAATTCGCGCTGCGGATCGGGCCGAGCCCGCGGGCGGTGGTGACGACGACACCGCGCAACGTGGAGGTGTTGCACGATATTCTCGACCGGGACAGCACCGTGCATACCCACGCAAGGACAGAGGCCAATCGAGCCTTTCTCGCCCAGGGCTTCATCGAGGAGATCCGCTCGCGTTACGGCGGCTCGCGCCTTGGCCGTCAGGAGATCGACGGCGAGCTTCTGCATGAAGCCGAGGACGCGCTCTGGCGGCGCAGCGACATCGACGCCGGCCGGGTCAGCCGGTTTCCGGACGATGCGCGCATCATCGTGGCGGTGGACCCGCCGGTGACAGGCCGCAAGACTTCGGACGCCTGCGGCATCGTCGTGGTGGCTGTCGTCACCCATGGGCCGGTCGGCGACTGGCACGCGGTGGTAATCGATGATTGCAGCGTGTCCGCGGCCAGCCCGATGGCCTGGGCGCGGGCGGCGGTGGCGGCCTATCGCCGCCACGGAGCCGACCGGATGGTGGCCGAGGTCAACCAGGGCGGCGACATGGTCGGAACGATCATGCGGACGATCGACCCGCTGGTGAACTTTCGGCCGGTGCATGCCTCGCGGGGCAAGACGGCACGGGCCGAACCGGTGGCCGCGCTCTACGAGCAGGGGCGCGTGGCGCATCTGGGCGTGCTGTCCGAACTCGAGGACGAGATGTGCCTGATGACGCGCGCCGGCTACGAGGGGCGCGGCAGCCCGGACCGGGTGGACGCGCTCGTCTGGGCGCTGACCGACGGGCTGCTCCTGCCGGCGATGCGACGGCTGAGCCCGGGTATCCGGGCCCTCTGAAAGACGACGAGGACGCGGCGCAACGGCGCCGTGCCCCGGGCGAGAGGATCGCACCGGGTTCTTGAGACATGACTTCAGGAGAGAGGCGCATGGTATTGGAATTCTTGCGAAAGCCGCAGAGAGCGACGCCGGAGCGCAAGGCCTCGGCCGCGGCGCGTGTGGCCGTCTGGGGCCAATCGGGCCGCGTCGCCTGGAGTCCGCGGGACACCGCCTCGCTCACGCGGAACGGCTTTCTCGGCAACCCGGTCGGTTACCGCGCGGTGCGCATGATTGCCGAGGCCGCCGCCGCATTGCCGGTGATCTGCCAGGACGTGACGCGGCGCTACGACACCCACCCGGCGCTGAGCCTCATCACGCGGCCGAATGCCGGCCAGGGGCGGGCGGACCTGATGGAGGCGGCCTATGTCCAGCTTCTGTTGTCGGGAAACGCGTATTTCGAAGCGGTCAGCCCGGAGCCTGGCTGGCCGACGGAATTGCACGTGCTGCGGTCCGACAGGATGAGCGTGGTGCCCGGCGCCAATGGCTGGCCCGTGGGCTACGACTATACGGTCAGCTCGCGCAAGCACCGGTTCCTGCCGGAGTTGATCTGCCATATCCGCTCGGTCCATCCACAGGACGACCATTACGGTCTCGCGCCGCTGCAGGCCGCCGCTACCGCGATCGACGTGCACAACGCCGCCGCGCGCTGGTCGAAGGCCCTTCTGGACAATGCCGCGCGGCCGTCGGGCGCGATCGTCTATCGCGGCATGGACGGCGATGGCGCCATGAGCGCGGACCAGTTCGAGCGCCTGCAATCGGAACTCGAGACGCACCACCAGGGCGCGCGCAACGCGGGCCGGCCGATGCTGCTCGAGGGCGGGCTCGACTGGAAACCGATGGGCTTCTCGCCCTCCGACATGGAGTTCCAGAAGACCAAGGAGGCCGCGGCGCGCGACATCGCGCTGGCTTTCGGGGTGCCGCCGATGCTGCTGGGCATTCCCGGCGACGCGACCTACGCCAACTACGCCGAGGCGAACCGGGCCTTCTACCGGCTGACGGTCCTGCCGCTGGCGCAGAAGGCGCTGGCGGCGATGTCGCACTGGCTTTCGGGGCTCGGCGCCGATCCGGTGGAACTGAAGCCCGACCTCGACCAGGTTCCGGCGCTTGCCGCGGAACGCGACGCGCAATGGCAGCGGATCGCGCAGGCCGATTTCCTCACCGAGGCCGAGAAACGCAGCCTCCTCGGCCTGCCGGCGCATCTGGAGGGATCATGACGTCGCGATCGACAATCGGAGGCTCTCGCTACCTGTACGCGCCGTTCGACGCGGCGACGGCTCGGATCGAGGCCAACGAGCGGGTGCTGGAAGAGAAATGGCAGGCGATGAACTACCGCCTTGTCGCGATGGAGGCAGCGCTGGAGCGGCTGGAGCGGCGGTTGTGGCTGGCGGTCTACGGTGTTCTGGCCGTCATTCTGGCAGAGGCATTCACCCAGCTTCTGGACATTAGCTCTGCCTTTTAGGGGAATGAAAAAAATGCAAAACCTCACGACCACGCTTGAGACCAAGTTCTGTCGGTTCGACACCGAGGCCAAGCTATCGGACGGCTGCCGGATCGAGGGCTACGCCTCGCTTTTCGGCACGACCGACCAGGGCGGCGACATCGTCGAGCCCGGTGCCTATTCCCGGAGCCTTGGGACCGACCGCCGCGTCAAGATGCTGTGGCAGCATGATCCGCGTGAGCCAATCGGCATCTGGGACGCGGTGCAGGAGGACACGAAGGGCCTCTACGTGAAAGGCCGGCTGCTGGACAGCGTGACGCGCGCCCGTGAGGCTGCGGCGCTGATCGAGGCGGGCGCAATCGACGGGCTGAGCATCGGCTATCGCACGGTGCGCGCTCAGAAAAACGACAAGGGCCAGCGGCTCCTGTCGGAGGTGGAACTCTGGGAAGTGTCGCTCGTGACCTTCCCGATGCTGCCTCAAGCGCGGCTGTCCGGGGCGGGGGCCGATGCGGCCAAGGCCGAGGATCTGCGCGACCTGGCGACGGTGTTCGAGAACGCCCGCCGCAAACTGGCGGCGCGTATCGCCCGCTGATCAACCAGAACCTCAGAGGTGATGCGATGACCGAAACCGACGAGACGGGCCGGGCGGCCCGTTCCATGACCGACGTGACAGCCGCGATCGACGGCTTTCTCAGTCAATTCAACGAACTCCAGGACGACATGAACCTTAAGCTTCGCAAACAGGAAGAGCGGATTGCCATGCTGACGACCAAGACCATGACCCATGCCCGCCCGGCGCTGAGTGCCCAGGTCGAGACCGGCGCCCCCCATCGCAAGGCGATGGAGAGCTACCTGCGCTGCGGCGACGACGACGCGCTGCGCGGCATCGAACTGGAAGGCAAGGCGATGAATACCGCCATCAATGCCGAAGGGGGCTACCTCGTCGATCCGCAGACGGCCGAGACGATCCAGTCGGTGCTACGGTCGGCCTCGAGCCTGCGCGCGGTCGCCAACGTGGTCACGGTCGACGCGACTTCCTTCGATGTGCTGGTGGACAGCACCGAAGTCGGTGCGGGCTGGGCCGACGAGGTCACCGACACGTCGGAAACCGATACGCCGACCATCGAGCGTATCTCGATCCCGCTGCATGAGCTGTCGGCGATGCCCAAGGCGTCGCAACGGCTTCTGGACGATGCGGCCTTCGACATCGAGGGCTGGCTTGCCGGCCGGATCGCCGACAAGTTCGCCCGTGCGGAGGCCGATGCCTTCATCAACGGCAATGTCGCAGGCCGGCCGTCGGGTCTTCTGAGCCATTCCAAGGTCGACAACGACGCCTGGAGCTGGGGCAATCTCGGTTACGTCGCCACCGGTACGGCGGGCGATTTCGACTCCACCAATGCCGCCGATGCCATCGTCGATCTCGTCTATGCGCTGGGCGCCCGCTACCGTGCGAACGCCACCTTCGTGATGAACTCCAAGACCGCAGGCGCGGTCCGCAAGATGAAGGATGCCGATGGCCGGTTCCTCTGGCTCGACGGCCTGTCGCAGGGCGAGCCGGCGCGGCTTATGGGTTATCCGGTGCTCATTGCCGAGGACATGCCCGACATCGGGGCGGATTCCATGGCCATCGCCTTTGGCGATTTCGGCGCGGGCTACACGATCGCGGAGCGTCCCGACCTGCGGGTCCTGCGCGATCCCTTCTCAGCCAAGCCGCACGTCCTGTTCTACGCCACCAAGCGCGTGGGCGGAGATGTTACCGACTTCGCGGCGATCAAGTTGCTGAAATTCGGCGTCAGCTGAGGCGCCGCGCCCAACCCGTCCCGGCTTGAGCCGGGGCGGGCGGCGGCGGCGGATCGCAATCCAGCTGCGCGGTTTCCCGCCCGAGCAGGCGGTCCGTCGTCGTCTCCCTTCTTCCCCACATGACCCGTTTTCCCGACCCGCCCGGTGCAGCCAACGGCCCGGGGCGACCGCGGCCGCACGACCGGAGATCCGCCCATGCTGCAAGAATTGACGACTGTGCCCTCCGCGGCCTGGCCCGTGGCCGAGCTGGCCGACCATCTGCGGCTGTCGCGCGGGTTCGCGGATGACGGCTCGCTCGATACGGAGCTCGAAGGCTGCCTGCGCGCCGCCGCCTCGGCGATCGAGGCGCGAACCGCCAAGGCGCTGTTCCGGCGCCGGTTTTCCGTGACGATCACGGCGTGGACGACCGAGGATTGCCAGCTTCTGCCGCTGGCTCCGGTCTTCGCGGTGGAAAGCGTGACCATCGTCTCGCGCACGGGCGAGCCGCGGCTTCTGGCGAACGGCGCCTATGCGCTTGTCGCCGACGCCCACCGCCCCGCGATCATCGGCGCGACAGGGTACCTGCCGATGATTGGCACCGCAGGACATGCCGTGATCGAGCTTGTCGCGGGCTACGCCGATACCTGGGCAGGTCTGCCCGCCGATCTGCGCCAGGCCGTGATCGTCATGGCCGCGGCCGTCTTCGGGCAGAACGTCGATCCCGACAGGGGTCTGCCTCGCACCGTGCTCGCGCTTATCGAGCCTTACCGACCGCTGCGCCTGAGCGGGGTGCGGGCATGACCGCGCCGGCGCTCAATCGCCAACTGACGCTGGAGGCGCCGCAGCGGGTGCCCGACGGGGCGGGCGGGTTCATCGAGACCTGGCAAGCGCTCGGCCGTGTCTGGGCCGAGGTGTTGCCGCGCGGCGCGGGCCGCGAGGTGGACGCGGCGGCCTCCCGGCTGAACCTGAAGATACTGGTGCGCGCCACACCCCATGGTGCGCCCTCGCGCCCCACGGCCGCCATGCGGTTCCGCGAGGGCGCGCGGCTCTACCGGATCGAGGCGGTGACCGAGGCGGACGCCACGGGGCGTTACCTGATCTGTTTCGCCAGCGAGGAGACGGGCGCATGAGCTACGCATCCGCTGCCGCATTGCAGGCCGCCGTCTACGCCGCGTTGCAGGACGACCCCACCGTGGCAGCGCTTTCGGGGGGCGCGATCTACGATGCCATTCCGCCGGGCGCGGTGCCCGGGCTTTACGTCAGCCTCGGGCCGGAAATCGCCCGCGATCAGGCCGACAAGGGCGGCGACGGTGCCGTGCACGACTTCGCGGTTCGGGTGATCTCGGACGGAGCGGGTTTCGGCGCGGCGAAGGCGCTGGCGGTGGCCATCTCGGACGCGCTGGATGCCGCGCCGCTCGATCTGTCGCGCGGCCATCTGATCAGCCTGCGGTTCCGTCGCGCCAGCGCGCGGCGGGCGGGCGCGGCGCGCGAGATGGACCTGTGGTTTCGGGCGCGCATCGACCTCGGTGCCGTCTGAAGACTGTCCTTCACATATTCCCAGAACTGGAGAACCAAGATGCCTGCCCAAAGCGGAAAGGACCTTCTTATCAAGGTCGATATGGACGGCGCCGGTCTGTTTCAGACGGTGGCTGGCCTGCGCGCCACGCGCCTGTCATTCAACGCCGAGCCGGTCGACGTGACGACCCTGGAATCCACCGGCGGCTGGCGCGAGCTTCTGGCCGGTGCCGGGGTCAAGTCGGCGGCGATCTCGGGCTCGGGCATCTTTCGCGACGAGGCGACGGACGCGCGTGCCAGGTCGATCTTCTGGGCCGGCGATACGCCGAATTTCCAGGTGGTCATTCCCGATTTCGGCATCGTCGAGGGCGCGTTCCAGATCACGTCGATCGAATATTCGGGCTCGCATGACGGCGAGGCGACCTACGAGCTGTCGATGGCCTCGGCCGGCGCGCTCAGCTTCACGGCGGTCTGAGCCATGGCCAATCCCTGGGCAGGAGAGGTGGCGCTGGTCGTCGACGGGGAGCGGCGGGTCGCGAAGCTGACGCTGGGGGCCCTGGCCGAGTTGGAGGACCAGATGGGCGCGGGCAGCCTCGCCGATCTGGTCGCGCGCTTCGAGAGCGACGCACTGAAGGCGAGGGACGTGTTGGCGCTCGTGGCCGCGGGGTTGCGGGGCGGCGGCTGGACGGGTTCCGTGCGCGACCTGATGACCGCCGAGATCGAGGGCGGCGTACTGGAGGCCGCGCGGGTCGCCGCGTTGCTGCTGGCACGCGCGTTCCGGGTGCCGGGATGATCGGCGACACGGGCGGCGGGCGACCTGGCTTCGACTGGGCCGCCTTGATGCGCGTCGGGCTCGGCGAGCTGGGCCTCGCGCCGGAGGTTTTCTGGCGGCTGAGCCCGGCGGAGTTTCTGATGCTTCTGGGCGGTGCGGGCCCCGCGCCGATGGGCCGAAGCGCCTTCGAGGCGCTCGCCGCGCGCTTCCCCGACGGCAATGACAGGACGAAGGGAGATGCCCCATGAGGGACGACGATCAGGAAGCCGACCGCCTTGGCGGCGAGCTTGGCGATCTCGAGACGGCGCTGTCCAACGCCTCGCAGATGACCGCGACGTTCCAGGCGGAACTGCAATCGCTGCAGGGCACGATGCTTTACACCGGGCGCGAGGTCAGTTCCATGAGCCGCTCGCTCGGCAGCGGGCTGAGGCGGGCTTTCGACGGGGTCGTCTTCGACGGCATGCGCCTGTCGGATGCCCTCAAGAACGTGGCGCGCAGCATGGTGGACACCGCCTACAACACCGCGATGCGACCGGTGCAGAATGCCATCGGAACCTCGATCATGGGCGGCGTGAATTCCATGCTTTCGGGCCTTCTGCCGTTCCAGCAGGGCGGTGTCATCAGCCAGGGCCGCGTCACGCCCTTCGCGCGCGGTGGCGTGGTGCGCGGTGCCACGACCTTTCCGATGCGGGGCGGCACCGGTCTGATGGGCGAGGCAGGCCCGGAGGCGATCCTGCCCTTGCAGCGCGGGGCGGACGGCCGCCTTGGGGTCGCGGGCGGCGGCGGCGCGTCCAC